TGCATAATGTATTCCCCAATATGCATTACCTAAATTATCTTTTAATCCTGTTCCTGTTACAACAGTTCTTCTAATAGTTGTATAACCAATACCATATACTGATTTAGGTCCACCTGGTCCAGATAACTCTGAAATCTCTGATCCATCAAAGTTTGAAAATGCATTTTGTAATGGTTCTACAAAGTTTGATATTCCTTGAGCAATTGTTCCTAATAAATCAGTTGGTGGAGCTTGATCTAAAGATGCAGGTGCACCATCTCCAAACATTTCTATCTTTAATCTAGCTAATCTATTTTTTGTAACGGCTTCTGCATCTGAGTTTAATAATTCTTTTTGTACATCTTCATACTTACCTTGAATAACTTTAGATCCATGTCTTGAATTATGAATACCTTCTGGTGCTGTTAATAAATTACTTGCAAGTCTTATTGGATTATATGCTCTAGTTGGTCGAATCTTTATATTTGATTCTACATATGGATTAGATGCTTGTAATCCAACTTGTTTAATATTCCATAAAATACCTTTTGGAGATATCATAAATTTAGCAAATCTTAATGTGTCTTCTGCTAACCTAGCTGCAAATGCTACAAGTCCTCCTCTGACCATCATATTATCTGGAGATGTTCTTCCACCAGGTCCATAAAATTGTACATCACCACCTCTACGTTGTATTCCTCTTATTATAAATGGTTGGTCTGTTGCAACACCTAATGATAACCTATTTACATTTGGTGCATCATATATATGGAATTTATCATACTGCTCCATAATTTCATTTTCATGAAATGATGATATTTTATTCTGGATCTTTTCTTGTGGATATTTTCCAGGAGCTTGATTTGTTAATCCTTGCCAAGCTAAGTTTGATGTCATACTAATTAAACCCATTATCCTTCCTCTCCTGCATTACCTGCTGAAATTGCATATGATGTATTTACTTTTGTCTGACTTGCAATTTCTTCGATTACTTTATTACCAATAACAATCTGTACTGGTTTATTACTTGGTGCAGCTCCTTTCTGATTTGATGCGATTGCAGTAACTACTTCATCTAGTTTTGAAAGCATTGCATCTAATTTTTCAGCTGCGGTTGCATCATGTACAGGCTTACCAGCTTCTTCTCCTTCTTCATCTTCTCCACCTAATATACTTCCAAGGCCACCTGATAATCCTCCCATCATACCTAAGAATGGATTACTACCTATCATATTTGCAACTACTAGTTTTTTAAATGCTTTTGAACTAAAATCTACTATTTTAGATTCTGGTGGGTCTGGCATGTTCCCCATACCACCACCAGGACCTATTGCACCATCATCCATTTTAAGTGCTCCAGCTGGTTTAAATACTGCGTCATTTGCCTTACGACCTTTTGATATTACATCATTTCCATAATTTAAGTTTGTTCCTGCTACGATTGTATCTTTATTATTAAATGATATAGCTCCTTCTGGTCCGTATAATACTCTATCACCATAACCACTACCACCAGATTTTCCTGATACTATACCATCACTCATGAATGACATACCAAGTCCAATTACTGCAGCTGCAGCCGCGGCACCTAATATCCAACCTATCCCTGGTATAGCAGCAGCACTCTTATAAGCGGCCATGGCTGCTCCACCAATTGTTTTTAATAATCCTTTACTTTGAATTGCTGCAACAGATGTTTCAGAAGCTATTTGCTGTTGTGTCCACATAGCTGTAACAGCTTTAACTGCAGCCTTTCCTTTTTCAATTATCCAACCTTGGCCAGTTACAAGATTAATCATACCTTCCCAAGCCCATGCAGCTGCTCTTTGAACGTTACTTGCAATCCTTGTTAACAAGTTAGATTTCTCTGTAACTCCAGTGGCTTGAGCGGTTCCTAAACCTGTCAATCCTAATGCATTACCTAACTTGATTGCAGTATTCTTTAATCCTTCCCATAATACTTTTGCTTTTGCGACTATTAGATCTTTTGCATGAACTGCAGAAAGTTTAAGTTGGTACATTAAACCAGTTTTACCTAATGCCACTTCTCTTGTTTTTGCACCTAACATGGCATTTTGTGATAATGCTTTTGAGGCCGCGGCTGTATTACTTGCTTTATCAGTTATTAATCCTAATTTTTTTGCTCCTCCGATCAATGTTGCTTGAGTGGCCTCTTTAGTAGCAAACATAGCTTTTATTTTTGCAATCCCTAGTGCAGCTTTATCACCTGCCCATATTAATGCTTTAATTCCATATATAACTCCAAGTGTTGCTGCAATTGCTTTTAATACTGGAGATATTTTTTCGAAAACTATTGCAATAGCTTTTACTATCCAGATTACTGGCGTCAGTGCTAACATAAATCCTTTAAATATTCCGCCAATGACTTCTAATATTGGAGATAATACATTTGTAAATATACCTGTTATTGCTTGAATTACAGGATATAATGCTTTCATTAATGTATTTTTTATCTTATTAAATGTTGCTGACATTTCTTTTGCTGCTAATGCTTGTTCTTGTTGCGCAACTAATTGTTCTCCTGTTAATTCTTGTCCTTCTAATGCTTTAGTCGCTTCATCATATCTTTTCTTTTGTTCTTCAGTAAGGTTATTCATTTGTTCTTGTTTCTTTAATGCAGATTGTAACTGGCCAACTTCCATTCCTGCTGCTTGAGCTAATTTCTTTCTTTGAAGAACATCCATTTTATTAAATTCATGAATTGAACCTACTTGATTAAGAACTTCTTTTGTAGCTCCTTCTATATCACCTTGTAAAGCTAATTGTCTTGCAAGGTCCATGTTTATTGTTTTTCCTAACATTACAGATGCTTCAAATTCAGCTTCAATTGATGATTCTATATCTAATAAACCATCTGCAACATCAACCATATCACCTAATTCCATTCCTAACCTTGCTGCTTCTACTGCTGCTTTTGCTAAAGCATTTACATTTCCGCCCATATATTTGGCGGCCTTTTTAGAACTTTTTGCGATATCAGCCATTACCTTACCTGGAGCTACTCCAGCTGCTTCTGCAAGATTTGCTGTTAAAGCTTGTGTATTAAATGCTTCTTCAGATGTTTGTCCCATTGCTTCAAATTGAGCTTGGACTGCGGCTGCATCACCTACTGCAATACCAAATGCTGCAGACATGTTAGCTATATTAAGTGCTGTTTCTTCTGAGAAGTTAGCTGTACTACCAAATTCGGTTGTTAATGCAGACATTGCTCCAACAATTTCTTCTGTATTTGCTAATGAATTACTACTAGAAGCTTGCATCCCTCTAGCTGATTGCATCATTTTTTCTGATTCTCTTGCAGATAATCCTGTATTCTTTGATAACTCTTCTGTTTCTTTGGACATTTGCGAGAATAACATAACTGCACCTACAAGTGCACCTACAACTAATAAAGGTAATAATGCTGATTTTAATGACATTCCAAATATTTTAGTTTGTGCTGTTAATGATCTAAAACTACCTATTCCTTGTTCAACTCCTCCTGCTAATCCTTTCTGAATTGATATTTGGATTATCTCTTTCATTTTATCATTGAATACATCTAATCCAAGTGCTCCAGATAAATATGATCCACCTGGAAATGAATCTATAGTAGATTTTAAACTTTCAAATGGACCTATTATAGCATCAGTCATTGCATCTCGTTGAGCAATTTGCATGTCTGTTACCATCTTTTGTTCTTCTAGTACATCAACACCCTTTCTTAAAGCATCTATATTTGCTTGGGCTAATGCAAGTCCTTGTCCAGATAGATTATTCTTTTCATTAGCAAATGCCAATTCAGCTTCTAATAATGCTTCTTGTGCAGTAACAGTACTCAATGATTCCATCAATCTTGAACCTCTTCCTGCTTCATTTATCATTGATTGCTGAGTCTCAGATGACATTTCTCCCATTACATTATTAATTTGATTGGCAATACTTAATTCACTTTGGTATTTTGCTACGGCCTGTTTGTGTGCATCATTACGTTGAGCTCCATATAATGCTTCAGCTTCTTTAAGACTATTTAATTTATCTTGTGCTTGTGATGCTGCTGTAACATTATTTTTTGCAAGATCTTGAAATCCGGCTATGGCTTGAATTTGTCCTGCTGCAAATTTATTACCTTTAGCAAAGTTTGCTAATGGTTTATCATAACTCTTAAATACTTTTGCAAGCTCTTTTCCTTTATTAACTACAGCACCGGTTTCTACTCCGACCTTTTTCATACCTCGTTCGGTAATACCTACTTGATTATTTATCTTATCACCAAGTTTGATTTTTTGTCGTTGTAACGCAATTATCTTTTGTTCATTAGGAGCTGATTTGGCTAGTTCTCTGTTGAGTTGCTCAACAAGATCTAATTCTTGCTGTATCAATGCATTTAACTGTGATTGTTTTTTTGCTTTATCGTCTGCCATAATTAATTACCAATTATACGCCTTTGTATCCTAATTTTTTAAGAAAGTCTCTAGTATTTTTTTCTACTGAACCCATATCTTCTTTAGAAGTAGCACTAATTATTTCATTACCTACTTCTAATTCGCGTTCAAAATCTTCAAGTGATTGATCTAAACGCTTTAATGCATCACGCATTGCTGGGTCTTTTTGAAGTTTCTTTAATTGTCGTTTTAAACGACCTCCAAGAATCTTCTTCCATATAGGCGAAAATAATCCTTCATCAAGTTTATTGATTTGATCTAATTGAGTTTTTTCTAATTTATTTGATTTTGCCATAGTCCTCGTCCATTTATATTATTTATTATAAATATGGGACTATGTAATTTATACGAAGAGAATCTTACCGTCTTCTTCTAGATTGAGCCTTGGCACTTTTGTGAGCTTTTTCATCTGCTTTCTTACGTTCTTTATGAACTCGTTCAATTGCTTTGATATAAAATACACGTAACCAGATAGGCATTGCATATACGTCAGACCAATTGAACCCACCTTTCCCCCAGTAGATAAGATCAAATATCTGTTGGTGCAGAATGGGCCTATAGCTAGGCCCCAGGCCAAAAAAAGTTGGTGTCAATGGGCAAGTCCATAAAAAACTCTTCTCCCGTAGATGGATCATCAAAACACAAATTTAAATCTACATCTGGTTGTAATTCTCTCATGTACGTACGTAACGCTCTTGAATCTAATGCTAATAATTCATTTTGAACGAATTTACGTATTGTCATTTTATCTTCATCTCCATCGATGGATACAATTGAATATGTTAATCTAGTTGATAATGTTGAATCAACACCTCTTGAAAATTTCTTAGCTGCTTTAATTTCAGCTTCAATACTAGGCTCATCACCATGAGTTAAAAATTTGAATTCTACTGTTCTTTTAGCTGCTGGTAATTTAAATGAAAATCTATTTAATCCTTTTGTAAAGATAGAATAATCAATTTCCTTTTCTTTAAGTTCAGCTAAATCGATAACTTCCTTTATTTTTTCGCCTGAAGGTGTATTAATTTCGCATTGATAATCTTTACCATATCCTAATACTCTTGCTGCAATCATAATAGCATTTTTATCACCTAATAGTAATTCATTATACTTAACTTTCTTTCCTTCGCCATTACTTATTATCAATGATTGGAATAATTTATCTAAAACAACTCCTTGTTTAATATAAGACTGTGTAGTTAGAATATCTTCTTCTTTAGCGGTCATATACTTCATTTCTACTTTACCTGATTGTAAAGAACTTCCATCTGGATATAATAATCCTCTTGATGGTAAATCAACTACTTCAGTTGGAAACTGATGTTTCTTTGCTGTTTCGCCTGTATATGCGTCAATTGCTCTTGCTTTTAATTCTTCTGTTGTTGGTGCTTTTGCAATAGTTTGTTTTCCTGGATATTCTTCATTTACGTTTTTTGCCATAACTTAACCTCTTCCTTTTGTTTAAGAGAATATAATTCTCAATTAATAACATTTAATATAAATATGCATGAGCCCAAAAAAAATCCCACCGTAAGGTAGGATTCTTTAATGATCTTAAATCTTAATTAGAATTGAAGGATTGCATAATCATATTTAATTGTTAATTCAATATTAACTGCATCTTCCGTTGCCCAATCCATATCTCCAAAAGTGGCAGATGAAATAAATGCGCCTTTAATAGTCCATTCTTCAACTTTATCACCTACAGGACCTAAAGTATTAAATACTATATCTTTCTTATAGAAATCAGAATAACCATCTCTTCCTGTTACTGATTCGTGATGTAAACGTATCCATTCCATACAAGCTTGAGCTCCTGATGGAACTACTGGATCATATAATGTTACTGTTATATCTTGCCATCTAGATTTTCCTTTTAACTTTCTTTCCACATTAATATGGTCTAGAATAAGCTCACCTTGATCAATTGATGGTCTTGATGCTGCTTTAACTATATAAGCTGGAATACCTTCTATGTACATTATAAACCTATTTGCTACTTTCGGCTCATATGCGGTATACATTATTTCATTTGGACTTAGTAAATCTGCCATTTTATTTTCTCCTTGTTATTTAATATAAATATACTATTATTAACTTTTAACTACCTTCTATTCCGGAAATGCTGCACCAGTTGGAAGAATATTAAAGTCAATTATAATAAATTCTGCTGTTCTGGTTGGTTGTAAGAATAACTGACCTACCATTTGGTTTCTATCTATTACATCCGGTGTATTATTTGTTTCATCCATTACTACTTTAAATGCATACAAACCTTGTCTTTGTTGTACACTTTCTAAATATGGATTAACAATACTTAAGAATCTATTTCTAGTTTCTGATGTATTTTGTTCAAACACTAAATATCTAGTTGCTGATGCAATAAATTTCTTAGCTGCAATCATCAATCTTCTAACATTTACTCTATCTAATGCAGATGCTTTTTTCTGTAATGTTTTTTGTCCAAATGCTACTACTCCACTATTAGGAAAAGTTGCTAATGGATTAACATTTGCATCATATAAAGAATCTCTATTACCATGAGTTAATTTTCTTTCTGGTTGTATTGCTCTATCAATTCCACCTCTATTTAAACCAGCTGGTGCAAACCATTCAGCTGCAACCTTATCATTAAATGCATATACACCACCCATTGCAATTGAAGCTGGTACCCAAACATTTTTAGAAGCATAATTATCAGACATTTGAACCCATGGCCAATACATTGCAGCATAATTAGTATCTCTTGCAGAAGCTTCTGTAGTTGCATCTGTAATTGTTGAACCAAATCCTACTGGATCAATTATTGTAAAACAATCTCCTCTATTTTCACACATCTCAATTGCTGATGCTGCTACAATTGAATGACCTGTAAATGCTGAAATCACACCTGGTAACATTAATAAATTAATATCATATTCGTCTTGGTTTGCTAACAAGTTAATTGCATCTTCATATGCTGTTTTACCTTCACCTGCTGTTGTCAAGTCATATCCTTGCATATTTGTTGATTCAATCTGTTCATAAAATTTCTTTGGATGTTGTACAGTTCCATCACTACCTCCACTAAATGTTCCTGAAACTGCTAATGGTAATGAACCAGATAAGCCTGCTGCTACTGTTCCTGTACCATCATCTCTAATAGCACCATTCTCATCTAAATAATTTAAAGTAGTTCTATTAACAATTACTCTAACTTCTTTAGATTTGTTCATATAAGAACCTGATGCTTGGATATAAGGACTAGTAGTACCAGAACCTCTTAAATTAAGTTTTGCATCTCCAATTCTTTTAGATATGAAGTTTGTTGAATTTGGATCTAATGATAAGTTGTTCCAAGTCTCAACAATATTTTTTCTTTTAATTGTATCATCACCTTTTCTTAAATATAATGAGAAAGTACCTTTTGAAGTATTAACACTTGCAATTTCCCATCTTAAGTTATCTTTCGAACCAGATAATAATCTACAATTTGTACTTATTGAAGTAGCAGCAGTCGATCCTGAACCTGCTGTTGATGCGGCAGGTAATCCACTATTTAATAGTGCTCCATCAGATAAAGTATACATTGTAAAACAAGCATTACCTAAATCTGCTGCTCCTACTTTAGTATCAGCTCCGCTAAATGAACCAGCTAAAACTCTAACAACCGTTAAGGTGTCATGATGTCTTAAATATTCTTCTGCTGCTAATGACGTTAAGTATGAATAGTAATCTAAGTTCTCTGCGGAACCACTTTCGAACACATCTCCGAATAATTGTCTATATTCAGCAAATGATGTTACCATAGTAGGAACCAGACCAGGTCCTTTAACCGTTGGTCCAATTATTGCTGCCCCTATATTTTGTACTCCTGCAGGAAGAAATGATAAGTCTCTTTCTCTAGTAAATACACCGGGTGATACGATTTTTTCAGCCATTTATAAATCTCCTTAATTATTGTTTCTTTATTTTTTAATAAATATACATTTCCGGCTTCAAACCTTTAGTTTGATGGTGAAAAAGTCCCGGAATCTAAATCCAATGTTCCTCTGCCGTATTTTTCGTTGAATTCTTTAACCAATTCAAGCTCTGTTTTTTGAATATTTGCATATTCCGTATTAAATGTTTTATCTAGTTGATTTAATTTTTCCGTCTTTTGATCATGTAAAATTTGTTCTAATTTTAACTCTCCAAAGTTGGCAACTAACTTAGACATTCTTTCTCGTAACTCTTGAACTTTATTTAGTTCTTCTTCTGTAAACTTTTTTGTTTCTGACATAACTGTTCTCCTTTTTTTGTTTCCTTATATAAATATGCTTATATTAACTTAAACAACCATCCTAAACTATCCATCCTAAGGAAACTGCTGCTTTAAGTTTAAATACTACAACTATACCTGGCCAAGGTGCTACTGCTAGGCCTCCTCCTGGAGGATGAAATTTTGTATTAACTCGTCCTGATAATATATACTGTTGTATCGCTGCTGTCATAACAGCTGCCATATCACCTTCTACTTCTGCGTTAGCTGGTCCTGGTTTTCCTGCTTGTCTTCTAAAGGCCGCGTATATTCCTAGATTTAATGCTGGTGTATTTAATGACATATTTGTTCCTTTTTAATTTTATGTTTGTTTTTCATTTTCTATTTATGCGCCAGCTAAGGTTATTTTTCCATCAGATCCGGCTATGAACTGTTTAGAGTCTCTATTAGTATGCTTAATTGCTCTTTTTGTAGCAGATGAAGTCATACCTTTCCCCCAACCTGCATTGGCTCTTGCTGTCACCAAATTAGCAGTGGCTTGATCAGGAAATTGTGGATTTGAGCCTTTATATTCAGGATAAGGGTGACTTCTGGATTTCCACCTATTTTGAAGAAATGCTACAGCTGCTGGAGCTGCTACTGCTGGATCATTTAATAAATCAGGATCAGATAATATATCAACTCCTATTATTTTCGCATACTTTTCATAAGAATCTCGGAAAGTTATTTGATTAAACCCACGTCCACGGTAGTCGTATCCATCAGATGTACCTTTCCGATTTCCATATTTACCAGCATATACAAGGTTAGCTAATTTTTTATCATCTCCAGAATATTCTTCAGCTAATGCGTTATAATTAAACTTGCCTTGTCCTTTTGGTACAGTGTTTCCTGTTTTGGAAAATCTACCCCAAACTTCTGCTAATCTACCTTTGGAATAAAACATTTTTTCACTCTTCGGACATAGACTAGACTCTTTTGAGATCACTGCGAGTATTGCTATCCTTGCATATGTATTCGTAATACCAAATTTTTCCATTGCATTTTCAAGATGAACTATATTATCTGGAACAACACAAGGTCCTGTTTTATTCAAATATTTAGATTTTGAAACTTTATTTAAATCTGATTTAGTTACATCATCTGAAGTATCTCCGGAAGTTGTTCCTGTTGTTGTATGTACAGGCCCTGTTGTACTACTTTGTCCTGGTCCACTCTTATTATGTCTAGTACTACCACTACCTCCGCCTCCGCCTCCGCCACTTGATGGAGGTGGTGGATTTGTACCTACTGGTGGAGTAATAGTTATAGCTCCTGATGATACTGGTGATGTAGAACCATCTGTTTCGAAAGATGCAACTCCAATTCCTATAGGGATATAAAATGTTGCTCTAATTCCTGGCCATGGAAAAGCTGCCATACCTGAAGCTATTCCGCCCCATCCTAAAATAATCCATGCACCCTCTAAATATTCTCGTATTGCATTTGAAATATCTGATGCCAGTTCAGCTGAAACTCCTCCTTTATATGGACCTGGTTTTGCAGCCTGTTTCAAAAATGCTGTATGTATACGAGCTCGTAATAGTATTTTATTTAATGCCATGATTATTTAATTTACTTTACAGGTTTTGACATAGTTAATTGTTTATCTGCAGGAAACCATTTATTTACTAATTTCATTCTTCTTTCTTTATGACCTGAACGTTCATTTTGTCCAAATTTGTGAACATAAGCCGTTAGTATTTTTTCAGGGTCCCATTTTAATCTTCTTGCTTGTTTTTTGAATCCACCATTTCCATAACTATTAGAAACTCCAACTGCTATTGCTGCATGTCTATTTGTACTCCATCCACCTTCTGAGAATGCTGCCTTTACTGCACTTATTCTACTACCTTTACCTGCCCGTATTTGTTTTGGATTATTTTTTGGATCGTTTAGCCATTTTTTCATTCCGTTCCACCACCACTTATGAGAAGCTGATCCTGTACCATTATCATTTTTTCCTGATGGTGTTGTATTTTTATCATTTAATTTTTCCATGTATTTTGCAGATTTTCCAAATACCTTTTGTGTATCCATATACTTATATAAAGTATTTAATCCTCCTTGTGCAAAGTGGAATATTCCTACAGTACCACCATCTAACTTAGTCATATCTGTATAGTCTTTACCTGAACCTCCTACAAAAGACTTTCCTCCTTCATGTGCTACTACTCCATATATTGCATCTTCCCAAAATTTATCCCAGTCATCTGATGTACCAACAACCTCTGGATCAGGAACAACATAATCTTTATCTATAAAACTTTTTTCTTCTTTATTTCTTTCTGTTTTATTTAATTTTTTATTTTTTCTAG